ATGCCCAAAATAGAAAATTTTATACAGCGCAAGACTATGCTCTATAAAACCGGAGTAGAGTATGGCGATTATACAATAAATTATGTACTTGGATGCTCTCATGGGTGCAAATTTCCTTGCTACGCATATACAATGAAAAAACGATTCGGGCAGGTGAAATCCTACGAAGATTGGTGCAGACCATGGCTCGTATCGAATACGCTTGAATTATTGGATAAAGAGATACCAAGACTAAAAGATAAAATTGAGTCTGTACAGCTCTGTTTCGCAACAGACCCATTTTTGTACGGATATGATGAGGTTGAGCAGATGAGTATCGCTTCAATTCGTAAACTCAATGCAGCAGGAATCAAATGTACCGTATTAACTAAGGGGATATTGCCGATAAAGCTTGCACAGCTTTCTGATACAAATGAATATGGCATCACACTTATATCTTTGGATGAAAGATATCGAGAAAAAATGGAGCCGGGTGCTGCACCATATCAGGAGCGTTTAACCGCTTTGAAAGCCCTGCATGATGCAGGCTGCAAAACGTGGATAAGCATGGAACCTTATCCTACGCCAAACTTAATCGAACAGGACTTACAGGTATTGCTGCAAACTGTTGGATTTGTCGACAAGATTATTTTTGGCCGTACTAATTACAGCAAGGAAGCCAGTAGTTTTAAAGGCCATAAGCATTTTTATAATGAACGAGCCGCAGAAGTGATAGCTTTCTGCGAAGAACATGGTATTCAATACCACATAAAAGAAAAGACGATAACTGAAGGATACGGTGATAGTGATGGCGTTATTGCAAGATTTAATCCAGCAGATAGATGATCTGGCACTCCGGGAAAGAATTCTGCAGGAAATAGATAAATTAGTAAAACAGAAAAAATTTGGACTAGTTTTCGAAGAGCATCTGCCGGAGTGTACACCACTTTATGATGTGCCGATTCGTGTCGGAGCGAAGGTTGCTTTGAAAACCGGATATGTTAGCGATATATATACGGTCTTGAAAATTGACGGTAAAGAAGTTCTGTGCGACCGTAGAGAGACGCAAAAACAGAAAACTTTCCAGCTCGATGAACTTGTAGTAGTGGCGCAGTTTGGAGAGCCGATTTATCCGACATTAAAGCCAATGGATGAAATTGAAAATGCTCCGGATAGTGATTTGTGGCATACGTTGATTGAGGCCGAAAATTACCATGCACTGCAGCTGCTGGAATACCTTTATGCGGGTAAGGTGGATTGTATTTATATCGATCCACCCTACAATACTGGTGCAAAGGATTGGAAATACAACAACGATTATGTCGATAGTTCTGATATGTATCGCCATAGCAAATGGCTTTCCATGATGGAAAAGCGATTAAATCTGGCTAAAAAACTATTGAATCCTGCGGACGCTGTTCTGATTGTCACCATCGATGAAAAGGAATATCTGCATTTAGGGTGCTTGCTGGAGGAAATATTTCCAGAGGCAAGGATGCAGATGATTTCATCTGTAATTAATCCCAAAGGCAACAGGCGTGATAATGAGTTTTCACGCTGTGAAGAATACATATTTTTTGTTTATATTGGAAATGCTGCGATTATTTCAAACGGTACTGATATGCTCCGTGATACGGAAAAAAAGGAAATAGGAGATGAAAAGGATAAATCAGTAAGATTGAGAGCTTTACTCAGACAAGCGAGCAATCATGGAAAGCGAACAGATAGACCAAACCTATTTTATCCACTTCATTTTGAAATAAATACAGGAAAATTTCTTGGTCATGGACCGGTTCTTGATATTACGGAAGAGCGAAACAGCTACACGCCTCCTGATGGCGTTGTGGCAATGTGGCCTATCGGTGCAAATGGCACAGAGCTTACATGGAATTTACAGCCTACAACATTGATGGATAAGCACCGACAGCATTTTTTAAGTTTCGGGCGTTGGGACGGCAAAAAAAGAACCGGATATTATTTGTCTGAGGGGCAAGAGGAAAACTTCAAAAAAGGAATGTATAAAATTGTCGGTCAGGATCAAGACGGCGCATATATTATTGAGTTAAAATCCGCTGAAGATAGAGACGTTCGTCCCATGACCATTTGGCACCAAAAATCACACTCTGCAAGTGAATATGGGACTACGCTCCTCAACAATATCTTCCATGATCGGCGATTTTCTTTCCCAAAATCCATATATGCTGTTAAAGATACACTACGTTTTTTCGTCGCCAACAAGCCCAATGCTCTCATTGTAGACTTCTTCGCAGGCTCCGGCACCACTCTCCATGCGGTCAACCTGCTTAATACCGAGGATGGCGGCAAACGTCAGTGCATTATGGTTACCAACAACGAGGTCTCCGCAGATGAAGCCAAGTCGCTGATGGCTCTGGGCTACCAGCCCGGCGACGAGGAATGGGAGAAGCTCGGCATCGCCCACTATGTCACATGGCCTCGGACGGTCTGCTCCATTAAAGGGCATGATGTGAATAGTAAACAGTTGAAAGGAAACTATCTCGGTAGTGAGTTGTCAATGGCTGATGGTTTCAAAGCAAATGTAGCTTTTTTTAAGTTAAGGTTCCTCGATAAAACATCGGTTGCGCTTGGCAGGCAGTTTAAAGAACTACTCCCCGTGCTTTGGATGAAGGGTGGAGCTGTAGGCAAGCTTCCTGTGCTGGATTCTGATGCCCTGCCGCACATGCTGGTTCTGCCGGAAAACAAGATGGCAGTCTTGATAGATGAGATTTATTATTCGGAATTTGATGCCCAGCTTGCAAAGTATTCAGAAATTCAAACAGTATTTATCGTAACAGACTCTGAAAGTGCTTATCGTGAGATGATTCGCACTTATGAAGGTAGGGATTCCTATCAGCTTTACAGAGCTTACTTAGATAATTTCCGCATCAATATAGGGAGGTGACCATAATGAAAGTAGAATTATTTCCATTTCAGAAAAAGGCTCTCGCTGATATTCGTATGAAGGCAGCAGAGGCTATGGGCAGCTATCACAGGACTCACGCTCCGCAGGTGGTTTCCTTCACTGCGCCTACTGGGTCAGTCGTATAAGTAGAACTATTATGCGAAAAAACTACTATTGGCTTAAGTGTATTTACATCAAAGTGTATTTCCTTGATTATGCTTCGCCAAAGGATTTGCCTTTCGGTAGGGGATAGGGTTTCGTATATCTTGTTTATGTCTTTAGCAAGGTATGATTGCAATGCCTTAATATTAACCTTTTCGGCAACATGTTTTGTATGTACTGTAAATTTGTTGAGTCTGTTTGATAACTCTTCGTAATCTCGTTTGTAGGTGTTTTTATCAATCATATCATCGAGATAGAGGTCCTTTAACCTTTCGAGTTTATTGCGAATTTTTTCCCGTTCCCCAACAAGAGGATTGGATTTAGCAGCGGATTGTTTCATTTCGTAATCTACAATAAAATGACCAATTAGTTGATTAATATTATCAACTAAATAGGCATCTAGCTTTTTTTCGCTGAGCGAGCGATTGAAAGGGCAAGATTTATTTTGAAAGCAGCCATTGCACCTGTAATACATATAAATGTCTTTATTTCGAAGTTTTGTTTTACCTCCTGCCATAACTCGGCCACATGATGGGCAGCGAAGTAACCCTGAATAGACATATACAGAACGAGTTTTTGGTATACGTATATTTGATTGTGAGACTTTTTGGACTGCGTCAAATAGTTCTTGATCAATAATCGGCTCGCAGAATTTAGTGGTGCCACGGTATTCTCCAAGATATAGTCTTTTAGATAGAATACGCTTTACTGTAACATAGAGGAGAGATATACCGTACTTTTCTTTAATATGAGTCATGGTGGCATGTTTGGATTGCCTATATAAATAATAATTGAAAATCTCTTTTACAACTTCTGCTTCTTTTGGCTCAATAACCAGCTTTTTATTTTCAATACGGTATCCATAGGCCATATGGCCGGATATTACTTCGCAATTCTTCACTTTGTTTTCAAAGACAAATTTAATGCGTTCGGATGTGCGATCTGCTTCATCCTGGGCAACAGATAGCATAATATTGATATGCAGGCGGCCGTTCGCTGTGCTGGTGTCGTAGTGCTCAAAAATCGTTCGCCAATTAACATTATGCTTCTCAAGTATATCTTGAATTTTGTAATAATCTCGGACATTTCTAAACCAACGATCTAGCTTTATAAACAGGATAATATCTATTTGTCCTGTTTGAACATCATCCAGCATGCGCATGAAATCTTTGCGTTTGGTATATCTTTTTCGGGCTGTTTTCCCTTCATCGATATAATAGTCGACTATATGCATATTGTTTTCATGGGCATACTTAGTTAATGCTTCGTGTTGAGCTTCGAGGGAGTAGCCATGAAAAACTTGTTCTTCATGACTTACCCTGATGTACAGGGCTGCTCTTAGCATGCGCGGCATTTCGGGTATTCGTAGCTCTGGCATTCTGTGGTTTTTGGACATAAAAAATAGACCTCCTTAAAATAAGTGGATTTTTAAGGGGTCAATCGGGTATAATAGTATTGGACAGGTGCCGACTGACCCTATGTGGTTATTGGTACCTAAAGACTGTCTGGTGTTGGTAGCACCGGGCAGTTTTTATTTTTTTAGCTGTTTCAAATCTGCAAGTTTAGCGGGAATGCCGAGATCGGCAGCTATATTGTAAAGTGATATTTCGCTATGCTCTAACAGTAAATCATCCGGCATTAACAGTTCAACAGCGAAGATGTTGGCTTGCCGTTCAACTTTAGACTTTGAAAAAAGCGTATGTTGCGTGAGAAAAGGAGTATTCACATCTGGATGCAATATGGCATGTCCTAATTCATGAGCACAAACGAAACGTTGTTTTCGTTTCGATAAGTTTTGATTAATATGAATGAACTTAAACCGGTAATCTTTACTGTAATAACCCATCATAGTACCTATATTTTCGTACAGTATTCCTATTTTGAGTATTTTAGATAGTTTAAATGGGCAGCTTGTACCTTTTTCCCCACTTAGAGTTTGAACTATCTCTTTTATTTCCACAGGAATTTCCTCCCTTGAGGCTATTTCCGATATTTTTTTGGTGTAAATTTTTGCTTGGCCATTTGTTTGGCCAAGCGCATCGTATTTTCAAGGGATATTCGCAGGAGTTCCTTATCTTCCTCAGACATAGGCTCTTCGCCGTCATAGTATGCAATGGCACTATTACCGGGCATTAGGTCATTCAGCACGGATTCAAGGCGTTTTTGAATACTACGCTCGTCTTTGGGGGTAAGGGGCGGGAGGGAGTCTTTTGGAAGAGCGGTGTTTGCGGATACAGTTTCATCTATCAAGTAATTTAATGGAACATTTAGTTTGTCAGCGTACTCTTGTGCAACGGTTATTTTCGGTGTTCGTTGGTTTGTTTCGTAACGACTGATAACTTGCTTTGAAGTACCCAATAAATCAGCAAGTTGTTGCTGTGATAGTTCACGTTCAATTCGAATCTTTTTTAACTTATCACCAAATAAATCTCCCATTTCACAAACTCCATTCTAATTTCATTAATTAAGTATATTAAAACATAATTTGTCACCAAAAACAATACAAAAAACAATAAATCGCAAAAAAAATCGCCAAACGGTTGACATGATAAAAAAGCAATGTTATTATTTAAATAGTCACCAAACAGGCAACGAAAAGGGGTGAAATAATATATATGGCAGGAAAAATTAAAGAATTAAGAGGTTTAATTTATAGTAAATTTGATTCTGAGTCTGAAATGGCAAAAAAATTAGGATGGCCACGCCAAAGGTTAAACAAAATAACAAATGGTATTAAAGAACCGGACATTAAAGAATTAAATGAACTTGCTGAAGCATTAGACAAATCAGTAGGTGATATTGCACAAATTTTTTTAAATTGCGAGTCACCGAACGGGCAACAAACTGATTCGGCATAAAAAGTGAGGTGAAATCATGCTAAATCAAAATGGATCCAATACCCTCGACGTCCGCAAATTCTACGAAACTCTAGCCAGAATCATCGGCGAACGGGAGGGAGTTGAAATTAAGGTTGTGGCGATTAGGGAAAGAGAGCCGGAGGATGCCGGCCAGCTAAGTCAGCATACAGCATAAAGAAAGCCGTCAGCATAGAACTAAAAAACGGAGGATTCGGTTATGAAGTATGTCACATTCGCAGAGCATCAAGCCGCTAAAAATGAAATCATTGGCGGGGTTGAGTATCGGGAAGAAAGCACATTCCCGAACCAGTGGGGAATGATGAGCAAGCAATATAGCACCGAGGAAAATGGCACGTTCTATGAAATCACAGACCCAAAAACGGGCATTACGGAGTTTTGGAGCGACAAACACCCAACCAGCCGCTACTATGACGGGCGAACCCGCGAGGAAATCATAGAGCAGTATAAAGCAAAGCTTGCCGCCGCTGCAAAGGAAAAAGAAACATTGGAGAAGCGTATTAAAGCCTTGCGAAAGCCAACGGGTACGAACATGAGCCAAGAACGGTATACCGAGCTTGAAAAACATGCGGTAGAGCTTGTGGGGCATTGTGATGTTAGCACTGTATTGACGGATGCAGAAGCGGTATTGCTTATCAATAAAGAATTTGGCTTTGAAGCTGGGCGGATTGAGATTTTGCATGAAGCTGAAATTGACGTATCGGAAGAAGGTTCAAGGTACGTTAAGACCGCCAAAGTACCGCGCAAGCCGGTATATGCCGCAACCGACTGGAATTATATCCGGTTCAATGTCCGAACAGCCCCGGCAACATGGTATTACGAAATGATAAATGCTGATTTGTATACCGTGGTGATTTGAGGATCTAAAACCCCGCCTGATGAGCAGCCTGGTCGGGACCAGGCCGAAACGCCCACAAGGGCGTCGCGGGAACCCGCCACGAGGGAGTATTGCAAGGCTCCCCTTGATATAGATCGTTCTTTCAAAAATAAAAACGGGAGGCAACAATATGTTAGATATCAACACGATGCTTCAGAAAGCTGTCCAGGAAAAAGTCGATACGTCCATTATTGCAAAAGCGTCTGGACCTGCAAAGGCCAAAATCACTATTGAGATACCTGGCCAGAACACGGTTGTCTTGGAAGGACTTGACGAATTTATGTTTTTTCACGAAGTTGATAATCGTTCAGTTTGCATAGGGATAGCCAGAATTCCTTTTCTTATCCGTACATTTAAAAATCTCAAGCAGAAAATTGACAAGGCCATATGTAATTGATTGGCTGTCTTAGGAAGGTGAGATTTTGGACTGCATTATCAACGCCGGTACCTGCATCAATAATAAAAATGGTAGGTGTCATAGTGTGCCTAAGCCGGAAAACTTGGGATGTTTCGGTATCGTTTGTTTCAATATCGCAACCAGGAAGGAGGTATATGCACATGGTGGCATGGTGGTGGCTGCTGGTGGTCGCCGCGGCGACCGCAAGTCTGGCAGGAATCGTCTTAAAACTGTATTTCCAGCGCCAGTGTGAAAATTGCTGGGATGAGGTTTACGACAGCATCGATAAGAGTGAGAGGAGGTGACATCTTTGTCCAAAGTCAGCACCCTGGCTACTCATATCCTCAGCCTAATCAAGCTTTTCGAGTTTACTCCAGGCGAAGCGTTAATGGTTATTAGCCAGGTCAAACAATCTGCAAAAACCGAATCTAAGGAGGCATAATCTTGGTGACTAATCCCCGTTGCTGGTGCCGGCGCTGCGTAGCGAATCATTGCGGTGCCAGGCAGTGCAAAGTCGAAAAATGCCCTGGAGAAGAGGTTTGTCAGCCGATGAAAGGCTGCCCGGATTTTGAACCTGAAGGACTAAGACGCCCAGTGCGTACATAGAATGTACAAGCAGTCAAATTTGGACATTCATGGAGGGTATCAAAAGATGAAACAATTGATTATTGCAGCGTTGATAGCTGTAGCTGTTGCCAGCTGCGGGAATATAGCAGAGAGGCCCCAGGGCGAATTGAAATCCGAGGTTTACATCGTGCAAAGTGGCGACACCCTGGATGAAATATCCTACAAATTCATGAAAAAATCATCTGTCACGCGCGATATAAGAGAATTTCGCGAAGGGATCATCGAGTTAAACTGGGATACAGTTTTTAAGGACCGTTATCCTCATGGGTTGATCCATCCGGGCGATCACCTGCAAATCAATTACTATGTTGAAAAATAAAAAAAGACCACTTCAAAGTGGCCTAAAGAAAAATCGTTATGTTCATTTTAGCATACTGAAAATTAAATAACAATGGGAGGGATTTACTTGAAATCAATCGGTATTGTACGGAAGCTTGACGAATTGGGGCGTATAGTCATACCCCGTGAACTACGCCGCACTCTTGATATTAAAGAAAAAGATAGTCTTGAAATCTTCGTCGATGGTGATCAAATTATCCTCAGAAAATACGAACCGGCCTGCGTGGTTTGTGGACAAGCTGATGGTGTAATTAATTTTAAAGGGAAAAATTGTTGCCGATCCTGCCTAACGGCCGCCGGAAAGGCGGTATAGGGTATGGCAAAACTGAAATCAGCAAAATCACACCGGTTAGGGTATCCGAAGCCTAAAACTGTAACAGAGCCAGTTATGCCGCAACCAGCTACATTGGTTGACCCAGTGTCCTATATCCGGTTTTGGGACAAGTACAACCATGGCGAGCCGGTAGACATTTCGAAAGCAAAAAAAATGACTAAGTCTGACCTTAAGAAAGCTGATCCGCGCGGCATTGAATTGATGTTGGCGTATGGCGTGACTCAAAAGCAGATTGCTGTGCAATACAATACGCCTTACGGTAGTCTAACAGCAATTTTAAAAAGTCTGGGTGTAAACACGAAAGTCGAATCGATCGTAGAACATTTTGCACTCATGGATTTGCCGGCCGAATATGATGAGGCAGTGTCAATAGTAGAGCCTCCGAAAGAATCGGCATCAGAATCACAGCCCGATATTCCACCGGAAAAGTTGCCGGAATTGATTACTGAAACAATTGCTAACCCTGCGCCATTAAGCTCCTGCTCCGGCATTGCCTGGTTTTATGGCGCTCCGAAAAACGTTTTGACAGTCGACACCGAAGGGCGAGTATTCGTGCCAAAGCTTATACGTGACCAATACGAGAAAATCAAAATCGGCTTACTGGAAGATGCTTTGTTAATCGACAAAACTGGCGATACTCGCGGAATGAAGATTACTGCCAACAGAGTGCGATGCGCAGAGCTGGCCCATGAATTGAGCTGGCGGGGCATAAAGCTCCCGGCAAAGTATGAAATGGTTTATAACAGCATTGCTCAGTTCTGGTCCGGACAGTTGATTACATCATTTAGTAAGCGGAGTTAATTTTTTAATCCCGCCAGTACCTTAGACTTCCCCATTATAGGATATGCAGTATGCACGCCATATATGCATAAAGAGGTGAAGAAAATTTGAAACGCCTATACATCAACGAAGGTGCTACATGCCCAACCTGCATTTATCAGGAAGGTGCACTCAAAAAGGAGCTAGACGCCGTGCGGCAATGCAAAAAGTGCATGCGGCAGGATGGGCGGCCAGGATGGGACCCAAAGCCAAGTGTGCGGATTGAAGTTTTTGAGAAATTAATCAATTGCAGGCAAGTACGTATGGTCAGGCGGGTGATTTCATGATTGCATCTGTTCAAATTAAAGGCTTTCAATCCCATATTGACAGTAGCTTTACCCTTAGTCCCAGGCTAACGGTAATCACTGGTCCAACCGATTCCGGCAAGACTGCAATCATCCGCGCTATACGCTGGGTGGTATTCAATGAGCCAGCTGGTGAAACCTTTGTCAATCAGGCGACCGGCGAGGCGATAGTCACGATTACGCTGGATGATGGGACAATTATTACTAAAGGCCGCCGAAAGGGCGGCCGCACCGTCCACCATCTGGTGACTGCCGGCGGGACATCTCAAATATTTGAACAGGCTGATGTGCCGCCGGAAATCACGGCGGCAATCGGCATCACCCAGCAGACATTCGGGGACTTTGAAACAGCCTTAAATTTTTCGTTTCAGTTGGATGCCCCGTTTCTGATCAGCGAACCGCCGTCGGCCGGCGCTAAAGTGTTAGGTAAGATTGCCGGTACCGAGATTGTTGACCAGGCGCTGAAGTCTGTGGCCAAAGATACCTACGGCGCCCGGCAGGACAAGCTGCAGGCTGATAAACGAATTGAGCAGCTGACGGAAGACTTGCAGCAGTATGAGGATGTTGATTTGCTTAAAGATCAAGTGGAAACCTGCGAGCTGCTGCTAGAAAAGTTCGATCAACTGCAAGGAAAACGTGGAATTTTGTCTGACCTACACTCCCAAAAGAATACCTTGGATCAAAAGCAGGCGGCGCTCGATACTGAGCTACAGCGGTATCTATCGCTGCCTGCCGCCGAAAAAAACCTGCAGGAAGTAGAAGCCGGAGCGCAGCGGCTGCAGCAATTGGCTGAACTTGCCCAGAAACACGAGCAGTTTGAGGCCGTAATATCCCGTTATAAACAAGAGCTTATCCTTTATGTCGGTCTTGAGCAGGCAGCCGAGCAGGTAGAGGCGCTTAATCGGCTGAGCACCAAAGCGAGCATCCTTCGGGAGTACCTATTTCAATATTCCGGGCACCTTCAAACCTTAAGGAAGGCTGAGACCGTGCTGGCGCTGACCAAGGATCTGGACGTTGCAGCCGCCGATCTGGGCGATGTGGAGCGGGGGATTTTACAAATTAATAACCTGAATTTTTTAGATGGTCAATACCAAGCGCATACCGTAACCGTATCTGGTCGCCAAAAGCTGCTAGAAGTCCTAGGCGGCATCAATCAGGCGGAGCCCTTACTCTCCGGCCTGGATGCGCAGCGTGGCCGCCTGGAGCGGCTGAAAGAACTGCAGTCCTTATTCTTGGTGAAACACAGCACCTATGAGAACGCCGGCAGGAAAGCCGCAGCTGCTATTACAGCAGTGTCTGCACAAGAAAAAGTCATTCAGGATTTATGGGCAGAAGTTGCTACTTGCCCTCTCTGCGAACAACCGATTTTGAAAGGAGAGCATCATGGACATAAAAACCCGCATTGAAACAGCCAAAAACAATCTTAAGAGAGCAGAACAGGCCAAGACCGTGGCCGAGACCCAGAAGGCAGCCGCTGAGCAGCAGCGAGAGGAGGTTGTCCAAAAGATGGCGGCCGAGGGCGTGACGCCGGAGACGATTGCTGCTAAAATCGCTGAACTGGAAACCGCGATCACGGAAACCTTGACTACGGTCGAGGGGCTTATTCCTCAGGTATAGGAGGAATAGTTGTGAGTTTGAAAGACTTATTACGGCCTTCCGTACCGGGAACCCACATGTTGAATACGGATTGGGGCAAATCGTTCACACTGAACACCTATCAGGTCAATAAAATCAAGTTGGACGTCCGGCAGGCGGCAGAGAAGGTTACCAAACAAATCGCCAAGCGGGATCTGCTGTTTGAACAAAGAGACGCGGAGATAATGAAAAGTGCGGCGGCCGCTCGAACGCTGGAGCTTAATGAAAAAGTGCAAAGACTGCTGCAATTAACTTCGGATTTCGCCCGACAGCAGGCCAAAAGCCGGATCGAGGAGATTGTCACCTCGGCGCTTTCCGTGGTGTTCAGCAAGGATTATAAATTTCAGTTATCGCTTGAGATCAGGGCCAACCGGCCGGAGGTCGACTACTGGCTGGAGTCAGAGAGCATCGTTACGCAGCTTAAGCCCCCGGACTATGATCGGGGCGGCGGGGTGGCCGATGTGGTCACCTTGGCCCTCCGGCTGGCCATAGCGGAGCTGTCAGGAATTAAGGGCCCGATTCTCTTGGATGAGGCAGGGAAGCATGTCAGTGCCGAATATGCGTCCAACGTGGCCTATTTCCTAAAGGAGTACAGTCAGAAGTTCAATCGCCAAATCGTCTTAATTACGCATAACGAGACTTTGGCTGAGATTGGCGAGGTCAGCCTGGCAGTATCTCAAGTGAACGGTAAAAGCGTGGTGAAGGCGGTATGAACCCCTATTTCTCCCGGCATGAAAAAGAGAACTTTATTCGATTGATGATTCTCGAAGGCATCCTGGATGTCATTATTGAGGACTATGAAAAAACCAAGAAGCCAGACAAACAGTTTATGGCCGATATGCGCCGGGCCAGAACCTATACCACAAAAGCTCTTAACCGGCGCCAATCCTTTCTGGATCAAACTGCAAAACTAAACTTTATGGAAAGCATGCAACGCTTGGAAGTGCTTTTTGTCCCTAAAAATGAAGCTAAGAAGCAATTTCAGGAAGTTGTTAAATTACAAAGCGTAGTGCCGTTTGAGGCTGCCGATTTTAAGGACTGGTATGAATTCCTCATTGAGCATGCCTGCCGGACTTGCACCAGAAGGGATTTTGAAGAGTGCCGGGGCCGGCGGATTCTTATGAAATACGATATCTATGCCTATAATCCGGCAGCAACAGAATTATGCCAATATAGCTATGTTGAGACTGAGCAGCAAGGCGTTGGCGCCGTTGGCGAGGCCCTGCTGAAAGCTACGAAAAGGAAAGGAGGGGCTGCATGAAGCAAAACGTCATAATCAAGTGTAGCGGCCGCAAACTCAAAGTGCAATTTGACCATTGCCCAGAATGTGTCTATTTTGAGCGAGGCCATAAAGATAGTAGGGGATGCAAGTTTATTGACTCGGACTGCATTAGCGGCCCGGCGAGGAAGGGGGATTCTTAATGCGTTTCTTATTCGTTGGCGATCTTCATTTGCGCGGCACAAATCCCCGGAACCGCATCGACGATTACAAGGAGGCTGTTAAAGCCAAACTCCGGGAGGTTTTCGCCCTGGCCGAAGAATATCAGGTCAAAGCCATTCTTTGCCCAGGCGATATCTGGGACCGGCCGGAAGTGTCGATCGGCGTGCTAGTCGAGTTTATGCAGGTGTTCCGGGAGTGCCCGGTAGATTTCTACACCTGCGCCGGCAACCATGACATTCACGGCTATAATCTGGATACTTACGACCGGACAAGCCTGCGGCTGCTGGCGGAGCTGGCACCGAAGCTACGGGTATTTACGGAAAGCCAGGTGATGGTGTATCCGGATGTGGCCATTACGTTTTCGCCCTACTCCGGCAGGATGGACCGGGAAGGGTACGGCTATGACACCCACTGGCAGGACGAGCAGCTGAAGATCCACATTGCCCACGGCATGCTGCTCGACCACACGCCGCCCTTCGATCGGTTCACGCTTTTGAAGGACGTTGTAACCACTGCCGACTTAATTTTGACCGGCCATGACCACACCGGCTTCGGCATCTACCGGCGTTCAGACGGCAAAGTGTTTTGCAACCCGGGTAGCCTGACGCGAATCAGCGCCAGTACCGGCGAGATCGAGCGGCCAATCCAAGTAGCTCTCATCAATGTGTTGGACAAGCAGACATTTGATATTCAGTTGTTTCCACTGCAGTCAGCCAAGCCAGGAAACGAGGTGCTGGACCGTTCGAAGATTGAGGCAGAAAAGCAAAGAGAGTATGCCATGGAAGAATTCGCGGCGCTTATCCAGACCGGCAGTGGCGAGAAAGTGCTTCTCAATATTGATGATATTGTTGAGTCCATTGCTGCAAAGGAAAGTTTAGCGCCGGAAGTTGTCAGGAAAACATTAGAAAAAATTCAGGAACAGCGCCTGGGCGCTGTGTGAGAGGGGATCTTGCATATGAATGATGTTCAAGAACAATTAGAGCATTTGGTTACGTTATACGGTCCGGATAAAGTTAAGGCAGCTGCGCAAAAGCTGTTGAGTGCATCAGTGCGGACGATGCCGGCGGAATATATTCCGGTACTATCCCCGGATGAAGTAGAAAAGACGATTAGAAATCTTGACCAGGCGCTTGATTGGGTGGTAAATGCCGGCAGAAAAAAGGAAGGCACTTATCAGGATAAAGCCGGTCTGGTCAAGCAACAGACTACAATGGAGGCCGCGGTGAAACTGGCTGAAGCGGAAGCATTTATGAAGATTGAAGGGGAAGGCCGCGACCAGTATGTTATGGAGGAAGGTAAAAAAATCCCTCTCAATAATGATGCGTCGCGTGACGCGTTTCGGCGCCGGGCGTCCGCGGAAGAGCGGCGCCAGGCGGCCAATCTGACTGCACAGATTAATGCAATTGATGTGGAACTGGCCGAGGCCGGTGACGCCTGGTTTACCGCAAAGGAAGCCGTCGAAACCATCCGGGCTAAAGCCTACCTGCAAGCGGCGCTGCTCAACTTCTTGGCGGGGAGGGTATAAGAAAATGAGTACTTTTAACAAAGTCCGTTCGATTCTAATGGATGTGCTTGGATTAGAGCCGGAAGAAGTAAAGCCCAAATCAAAGGTTATAGAGGATTTTAATGCGGATTCTCTGGATTGTGTAGAAATCTGCATGGAGCTTGAGGAAGAATTCCAAATTGAAATTCCCGATAATGATGTTCAAAAGCTAAAAGCCGCCACTGTAGCCAGTATTGTTAAATACGTCAATGAACACAAGTAGCAGCGCAAAACAAAAAGAGCGCCAGCAGCGCGGGGATGATTTTCAAAAAGAGATCCGCCGCAGCTGGCGGCTAATCCCCGATGTCTGGCGTATGCGGATTACGGATGGTGGCGCCGGTACCCGGCCAGCGGATGAAATTGTACTCACTTCTAAAGCCAACTTCCTGGTTGAGATGAAAAGGACTGTCGGTGACCGATTTGCACTTAGTATGCTTCGACCTAACCAACTTCATGGGCTAAGAGATTTTGATAAAACACTACCGCACAATATCGGGTTAGTATTCGTATCCTTCTTAAATGAGCATGTAGACGAAGCCTATGCTATTCGCTTAACTTCTTTAGAACATTATTTAAAGCAGCAAAATCACCGCTATGTATTAAGAAAAACATTAAAAAATTCCTATGTTGAAATTGGCGCCATATGCCTACCGCGTATTTACTATCATAATCCCGCAAACTCAAAGCTATCGGGCCCAGCGTTCGACCTTACGGAGGTAATACGAAATTGCCAGTTCTTATAACCGTCAGCAACAATATCCGGATCCGTGGCGCCAACACCCCACTCAGGGCAGCGATTACTGCCGCCCTGACCGTGGATAACCCTGTTTATCTGGAACGTAAATCCAAACGGCGGCCAACCTGGGGAATTGATAAAAAGATTATGCTTTATGTCTTGGAAGGCGCCGATATTATTGCTCCTCGAGGCTTTCAGCGGAACCTCTATACTATCCTTCATGGATTGAAGTACGGCACGTCTAACATTTTCACATGGCAGACTACCGTTGTTCCACCCGTCGATTTTGGTCAGTGGAATCCCCGGTACCCGCTTAAAGAGGATCAGGTTCCGGCACTTGCTGCACTAGATGGCGAAAACGGCATTTTGGTGGCGCCGGCCGGCAGCGGTAAAACCGTCATGGGAATGCGCTATGTATATGAACGCCAGCAACCTGCCATTTGGCTGACGCACACCAAAGATCTCCTGTACCAGTCTATAAAAAAGGCTGAGGAATTACTTTTAGGAGTAGGTACGGTTGGTATCCTTGGCGATGGGAAGCAAATCTGGGGCGATGGGAAAATGATAGTGGCTACTGTCCAGACTTTGGGGGAAAATCCGAAACTTGTAGAAATCCTGAATCCGCTGATTGGTACCTTGGTTATCGACGAATGCCATCATTTTCCCGCTCCGGCGTTTGTGGAAGTTGCCGGGCAGTTCGCGGCTGCCAACATGCTGGGCTTAACCGCAACCCCAGAACGCAAAGACAAACTCGAGTTTTACATGTACCGCGGCATAGGTCCCAAAGTATATGAAATTAAGCGCAGCGGCTTATATGAAGCTGGGCGCCTAATTAAGCCGGAGATCCGTTTTGTGTACACCAATTTTGCTTATGAGCAGGCCTCTGACAGGAATGAGATAAACTCCATCGATGCCGGCGGCGAGGAACTAGATTACCGCGCTTTACTGGATGCGCTAATTGCCGATGAAGCCCGAGCCAAGCTCATTGCCGGCAACATCCTGGATCACGCTCACTTGCCGAGCATTGTTATAACGGAATCTGTGCGGTACTGCTACATTTTAAAAGACATGGTGGCGCGGTTTGCAAAGACCCGATGGGGGCAGGTACCACGGATTGCCGTAATTCATGGTCCTATCCAGCGATACGCCTGGCGCGCGGCCGGTACCGAGCATGCGGCCCGGAACATGGTGAAAGCCGGCGAAGCTATTAATTGCCGCTATAGCGACCGGCTGAGGCGCTGGGAGGTACAGGTTGAACAATACACGGCCCAGGAGTATAAAGATTGGCAAATCTTCAATAACGAGCGTAAAAACCGTATGGAGGCCTGCCGCAGTAAAAAGGTTGATATTCTTTTTGCGACTCAGTTGGCGCGTGAGGGCCTGGACTTGCCGCACCTCAGTATTGGACATATGGCAATGCCAAAGCGCGGTGATGCCGTTGGTTCAAAAAATGGAGCAGCTGTCGAGCAGGAGATCGGGCGGATTATGCGGCCGGACCCTGCGAACCCGAATAAAAAAGCCATCTGGTTCGATTATGTTGATTACAATGTCGGGGTGTTTAAAAGTCAATATTCCAGCCGGCGCAGCGTATATAAACGTCTGGATTTAAAACTGCCTAACAAGCCTCGGTCCGAGGTAGAGAATCTGGATAAATTTTTGGGAGAAATGACCTGGTAAATAAAAATTTGGAGGATGATTTCATGAGTAACGTAACAACTGTAAATAATTCTGTGACCGCGGTGCCCGGCACCAACTATATAACGGCCATGCTGGAGTCTATCAAGACTGATTTCTTGGCTGTCAACGAAGGTATGGATTTTGATTTTGTTAATATCGGTACCTGGCTGTCTATTGATAAAAAGGGAAACTTTGTTGAAAAAGATGCCAATGATGCTGTTATTGAAAACTACGGTGACAGTATGGATGTTGTAGTCGGTTATGGTGAAAAACGCTGGACACTCTGGGGGAAACAGGAATCACCGGAGGAAGGGCAATTAATTGTGGCCAAACGGGACAAGGAGGAAGCGGAACAAGAACTCACCGTTTGGCTGGAAGAAAATCCTGAGGCACAGTGCCGGTATGACTTGCAGTCCCTGGAGCTTCGCTATATGGCTTATATTGTGCCGGTAGTTACCTTGCATCCCGATGACTTCCCTAAGATTTATTTAATGAGTTTCCCACTGACCACGACCATTAGCTGGGGGAAATATGCGCAAGGTATTTACTTAGGCAAAGCTAAGAAGGTCATGGTGCCGGCCCGAACTGGAGTTAACCGCGTGGTTACCCGTATGACGACCTCTGAAAAGTCTAGCGGCAATAACAGTTGGATCGGCATCGACTTTGAAGCCGTCGGCCTGTTTAACCCCAGGGACTATGGTATCGACTGGAATCCGAAAAAAGCAGCTGATCCTGCCCCTCAAGAAACTACCTCAGCAGCACCGGCTGCTGAGGAAAAAGTTGCGGCCGGCGCCGAATCGTTTTAATTGAGCAAGACTGCCCTGCCTGGTAGCCGTTTGCCGGGTGCCGGCACAGCTGACAGGCGGGGCAATATTTATATATGTTCATGATACTACTGAAAGGAGAAGTCATGATTACCAATATTGAAGTCAAAAAAATATCTCCGCATCCGGATAATCCGCGGAAAGACCTCGGTGACTTGAATGAGCTGGCAGAAAGCATTAAGGCCAATGGAATATTACAGAATCTAACTGTTGTTCCGTATATCGGCGAAGTAACAGGAGAGCCGCTTGACGGGTTATACCGTGTTATCATCGGCCATCGTCGCCTGGCGGCTGCCAAGCTGGCCGGCCTGACGGAAGTACCCTGTATAATTTCAAACATGAATTACCACAAGCAGATTTCTACCATGTTGCTTGAAAATATGCAACGCAATGATCTGACCATATGGGAGCAGGCACAGGGATTCCAGATGATGCTGAATTTTGGCGACACCGTTGAGGATATTTCCACGCAGACCGGTTTTTCTGAAAGCACCATTAGGCGTCGGGTTAAGCTGTTGGAGCTAAATAAGGAAAAATTTAAAAAGTCGGTAGAGCGTGGCGCCACCCTGCAAGACTATGCCGAACTGGATAAAATCAAGGATGTTAAAATGCGAAACAGTGTTCTTGATAAGATTGGAACACCTAATTTCAAATATGAGCTGCAACGTGCTATTGATAAGGAGACAAGTAATCTCAATAAAGCTCTGATTATCCAAGAGTTAGAGAAATTTGCAACACAGGTCGAAAGCAGCAATGGACTAAAATATGTTACGTCCTATTCTACAGCAGTGCAACCGGCAATTACCGTGCCTGACGATGCTAATACGGTTGAATATTTCTACTATATTAATAGCTCAGGCTATATCTACCTGTATAAAAAACAGGAAGCTAACAAATCAACTGCAACTGATCCGGCATGGCTGATTGCACAAAGAAAACGTGACGACCATCGCGCCATGCTGAATGAGATATCAGCCCGGGCCTATCGGTTACGCTATGAATTTATTAAATCAATATCTAATGCTGTTGCCAAAAAGAACATCGGCACCATCATTGCGTATGCTTTGCAGGGAATGATTGATGAGTATTATCTTGACAGTGATGACTTGAGAGATTTGCTTGGCTTTGAGGCCAAGCAAGAGGATGAAGACGAGGAATGGCTTTTTGAGCAGATTAAGGATATGGTTAATGCCCAACCGGAGCGCCACTTACTGCTTGCTACTTATTTAATGCTTGATTCGGAGCGAGAGTATTACTATGGCTGGGATAACCGGTATGAAGATAATAGGATATTGAACATGGTTTATGATTTTCTTATCAAGTTGGGTTATGAACTGTCTGATGAAGAACAGGCGTTGCGGGATGGGACGCATGAATTGTATGTTCCCGATGATGAAGATGAAACAGCTGGCAGCTAGTTTCTTTGATGAGAAGTGAGGTGATTATCTGTGCCTCGATACGCAGATAAAACCAACGTATCTGCAGAGCAGTCCCGGATGGAGATTGAGCGTATCCTGCGCCGCTATGGCGCCAAGGAGTTCGCTTACGCAACGAAAGAGGACCGGGCCATGATCGGCTTCAGCGCCCAGGGTCGCTATATCAAAATTATGCTGCCGATACCGAACGCAGGCAGCCGAGAGTTTCAGTACACGCCGGCGCGACAGCAGCGTCGCTCCCCGCAGGAGGCGGAGAAGGCCTGGGAGCAGGCCTGTCGGCAGCGGTGGAGGGCATTGGCACTGCTCATAAAGGCTAAGCTTGAAGCGGTGGAGAGTGGCATTATTACCTTTGAAGCGGAATTTGAGAGCTATACTGTGCTGCCGGACGGGAGAACCGTAGGCGAGTTTATCCAGCCCCAGATTACCGCGGCATATGAGCGCGGCGAGATGCCGCCCTTGTTGCCGGAATTTTAAAATAAACTGCATAAATATACGGGAGAGTGAGAAATATGGCAGCTGAATTTTACGACGCGTCCGAGGACTTGGAATCTTTAGCGCGCGACATTATCCAAGAGCACCACAGCCATTTGGTTGAGGCAAATATAAAGTACTTATTCCGGACCGGTGCCTGGGAAGCGAAAAAGCGTGACACCTGGGGCCAGGCCAAGAAGGTTGGTAAGGAAGTCAACTTTTTAACCGGTTATGATTTTATTGTTACCATTCACCGGGATGTGTGGGAGCAACTGAGCCCAGAACACAAGCAAGCCCTATTAGACCACGAACTGCAGCACTGCTCGGCTGGTACCGACGATGCCGGCAACAAGGTATGGTACATTCAGGGGCACGATGTGGAGGATTTCCATGCTATCATCCGGCGCCATGGATTCTGGTCGCCGGCGCTCCGAAAGATGGAGGGCCTGTTGAATCAGACGGAGTTGGACCTGGAGCCAGAGGAGGCGGATCCGGAAGAGGAATTAGCCGCCCTGACTGGCCGGGAGACGCTGGCGATTAGCGGCCGGCCGGAGCTGCGGGTGATATCATCTAAGCCTGTGCAGGAGTTGCCGCCTCCGGAGGAACCCGAGGAAAATGAAGCAGTAGATCAGATTTTTGATGCCGACATTATTGACGTTGAAGTTATCCATGATACCGGTACGGAGGCTTGAGATGAGTGATTTGATAAAAAGGATTGATCAAAGAGAAATATTTGTAACGATCCATCCAAGCCATAACGGGCAGCTATCCCGAGAGTTAGTCAACCTTGCACGAAAAGGTGATTTGTATCAGCGGCAGCTCGATGAGTGCGCCGATGAGATGTGTAAGTTTCACGGTGCTGGTTGGACTTGTTGTGATGATAGCTGTCGGGGGCATAGGCACTGCAAAGCTTATAAGGCTGAGGTGATTGAGTAGTGAATGAGCTGAAAAATTGTATTGCTTGTGTTCATAATGACAAAGTAGTCTCCGACGATCCTTGCAAGTCATGCGTTCCAATCCGATGGTCAAATAGAGGTGACAAATTGGGAACCTTCGGAGGCGGATGCGAGTGAGTGAGATTACGTCTGAACAATATGCTTCTCTGGGTAAAGTTTTGTTTGAAGTGTTCCAGCTTTCGGACCAACAAGGCCTTGATTGCCCGATTATAAATATTGAGGACTGCGAAGAATGCCCATTTGGCAAAGCTTGTGACTTAATTATTGAGTTGGAGAAATATAATCAAGCATTCAGTCAAGGTGATGACCGGCCGCAAAAAGAAACGGCTAGTTATCCACAGATGGATACTCAAGCCATTATATGGTGTGAATGCAAAGAGTTTTGCCGGATGCTGGATGAACATGACCAGCTGGAGGCGGCAGAGGCTGAGCTCGACAACCTGCAGGGGAAAGTTGAAGAACGGGTGCGGGGGTTGGTGGAGGCCCTGGAAGATATCCAGCGGTCAGGCACGGGTAGGGAAGAAGATGGAACAATAAGTATGACAGTAGAGGCCATAAAGGCTCAGTCTGCTTTGGTCAGATACCGAAACGTCTAGCTGTAATTCAGGGGCGGCACTCGCCGCCCGCTTCTACCCGGGAGAGGGGATGATGAAATGTGCAAGAGAACATAGACGCGCTTGTTAACTGGAAACAATTTTATTCGCAGTATTTACCGAACCTTAAACCAAAGGGTGATGAGCTCCACGGCCTCTGCCCCTTTCACAACGAAAAGAATCCTAGTTTTGGCATTAAGATTAAAACAGGTCAATATAAATGCCTGTCCTGCGGTGTTACCGGCAACGCCTGGACTTTTCTGCAAGAGTATAAGGGGATGACCAAGGAACAGGCAAACAAGACGATTCTGGATTTCGCCGGCATTAAAACGGAGTCTAAGTCGCGCGCTAAGAAGCCGGCGTTCACTGTAGAGGAGTATGCGGCCGCTAAGCAGTTGGATGTTGTCAAACTGTATGAATACGGTCTAAAAAACGCGACTAAAGGAATCGCAGTTCTCTACATGGATGAGAAGGGGAATCTAGTTGCCACACGCTACCGGCATTCGCTCAAGGGCGCTGTACGCTTCTCCTGGATGAAAGGGTCCAAGGTTCACCCTTACGGCCTGTGGCGGCTCCAGGAAGCGCGAAAAAAGGGGTTTGTAGTGCTGGTGGAAGGGGAATCTGATTGCCATACGCTTTGGCAGTATGATATCCCGGCGTTGGGCACGCCAGGTGCCGACACATTTCAATCAGCGTGGGCAGCATACTTAAAGGATTTAGATGTATATTTATTCAAAGAGCCGGACCAGGGCGGCGAAACGTTTTTGAAAAAAGTCTGCATTGGACTTTTGGACAGTCATTTTACCGGCAAGGTGTATTCTTTGTCGCTGCAGGGCTATAAGGATCCATCAGATTTGCATTTAGCAGGTATGGAGGTGTTTCAATCCGCCTGGGCGGCTGCCTTTGGCATGGCTAATCCCATTGATATCCGGATTGTGTCGTGTTTGGCGGAAAAGGTTATATCCGACCAGCCGTTCGCGCCGATCAAGCCGGAGAAGTGGCGTTACTCGGAATATGGTGTGTTTGGGTTGGATGAAAAGGGGATTGAGGAAAAGATTTCGCCGCTGCCTGTTATTATCACCAAGCGGCTGATTGACATTGACACCAATACAGAGAAGCTGGAAGTGTCGTGGAGGCGCCATGGGAAGTGGGAGTTTCTCAAGGCGGAAAAGGCCACGCTATTTCAGTATTCGAAGATTGCCGAGCTGGCCAATACCGGTATGCCGGTATCATCAAAGAACGCCAGGGAAATGGTGTCTTACTTGTTTGATCTGGAGGCGGCCAATATGGAGTTTCTGCCGACGGTGCAGTCGGTTTCTCATTTGGGCTGGTTGGGGAAAGAGCAGTTTCTGCCGGGCCACGCCAGTGAGATTGCTCTCGACATGGATGCCAAGCGCGGCATGAGCTTTTTAGTCAATGGTTTTGAAAAGAATGGGGATTTTACCACTTGGAAAACTTGTCTTGAATATGTGATTCAGAATCCAATTGCGCAACTGATGCTGGCCGGCAGTTTTGCTTCACCGCTCTTAAGTGTGATTGGGCACCGGAACTTTATTATTCATGTTTGGGGTGCGTCCAAAGGCGGGAAAACCGCGGCGATGAAAGCGGCGTTAAGTGTTTGGGGAAACCCGGAGAGAATTATGGTCAGCTTTAACACGACGCAGGTCGGTCTTGAGCGTACGTGCCAGTTTTTGAACAATCTGCCCCTGGGCGTCGATGAGCGGCAGCTTGCCGGCGATAAGCAAGAGTTTTTGGACAAGCTGGTGTACGCCGTGTCGGCCGGTCAGGGCAAGACCCGCGGGGATAAGGGCGGCGGGCTGCAGGCCAAGGCTTTCTGGAACCTGGTGGTGCTGACTACCGGGGAGGAATCGCTGGCCGGGGATACGTCGCATTCCGGGGTGCGTACCCGGGCGCTGGAGCTGTATGGGGTGCCGCTGCCGGATGAACGGGAAGCGAGTAATATTCACCGGGTAACGGATATGCATCATGGGCACGCCGGCATTCTTTTTATGCGGCACGTGATAGAGGAGTTGCGGAAAGACAAGGAATTCTGGCACAAGGAGTATGCCAGTGTATACCGGCAATTACAGGACAAATGGCCGCATATTGTGCAGCCCCATATCAGCGCGCTGGCCATGCTGAGCGTGGCGTATTTCTGGGCACGGCAGTGGGTATGGGGTGTTCCGGAGGAGCAGGCGCAGACGGAAATGATACGGATGGCAGTGGCGGGTGTGGAGTTGTTAGGTGCGGCGCAGGAGTCAGACTATATCGACCGAGCCTGGGATTTTACAATCGCATGGATTGCCTCAAACGATGATCGCTTCCGGGATAAATGTCATCAGGAGCAATATGGCAATTACGACGCTCTTTCGAACCAATATTGGATTGTGCCTAGTATCTACAAAAAGGTGTTATCTGAAGCGGGTTATTCGGTCAGTCGGGTACTTCGTGAGTTCCATGAAAAAGGACTGATTGAGGCGCAAAGCGCAGGCGGCAAGTTGAATTACAGTATAGTGAAACGATGGAAAGGTAAATTAATTCGTATGATTGTCTTGAAAAAACCGCTTGAAACCGCTTAATTATGTAACCTAGGCAATAAAATAGTCGTAACAAATGGCCAAAGTCGTAACACGGTCGTAACAAAGTCGTAACAGGCATGAACCCAGGAAAATCAAAGGTTTTTTAATATAGAAATAGCTAATGTTACGATGTTACGACTTGTTTTTACAATCCCTATACGTGCGCGCGCACGCGCATACGCGCACGTCGCGCGCACATGCGAGGTAAAAATGGTGTAACAGTCGTAACAGTCGTAACATTAGCCGCGAAGCCTTGGTATTGCTGGATTCTTTTGTTACGACTATGTTACAAAATTGCTGGTTTGTTACGGATTTAATAAAGAGAGGTGTTTTTCTTTGGGACTGGCGATTCAAAATAATCTCTTTGGGAGTGTGGTGGAAAAGCCGAAAGAAAAGGCGCCGCCGGCCGAATCATCTGTGAAGCAGGCAGCCTTTCGGGAACTGGGTAAGCCGGAGTACCGCAACAGCTTCGGCAAAGTGTACCTGGATCCGCGGCCGGATATTGATAATGACAGTGAGCTCTGGGTTACGCTCCTGGTTGAAGCGGATAAGATGGATCCTAAGCTCTGGGGCGCTCTCCTGGGATTCCGTTGCATAGGCGCCAGGCTGCTGCCGGTGGAAGGCTCGGACGCATATGTGCTGCGGCCGCATATTGACCCTTCTGGGGATTGCGGGTTTCGCAGTGAACAGGAATATGGGGATGAGCGGGCACGTTGGCTTATACCGCATGCGGCGCAGCTCAGGCTTCTGTTGGCGAACGTGAAAAAGCTGAGAAGCGTCATGTGGGGCGCTAATCTGGAAAAATAACACAAATAATCGGGAGCGTGAGAATATGGCAAAAACCTGGCAAGAGGTCAGAAAAAATATTCAATCCGTCAGCGATGATGAGAAGGCAGAATTTAAGCGGCAGGTGGAGGAGCGTGCCCGCAAAATACAGCCGCCAGTAAAATTAAATAATGGGAGGGACGTACGACCATGAAAAATAAGCTTTCCGATCTTAACAACCACCTGTTCGCTCAGCTCGAGCGGCTTGGCGATGAGGAACTGACCGGCGAAAAGCTCGCTGAAGAGATTAACCGGGCGAAAGCCGTGACGGACGTCGCGCAACAGATCATTGCTAACGGTACACTGGTATTAAAGGCCAAGGTTGCCACTGAAACCGTTGCCAGAGGAGCAACCGTACCGCCGATGCTGCTGGAGTAGCTATGAGCCGAAAATATACTCCCGAACAGGTTGCATTTATCAAAGAAAACGTTTCTGGTCGCAGCCATAAAGAGTTAACTGCTATGTTTAATACTCATTTTGGTCTGGAGTTTGGGCTCGGTCAAATACGTTCTTATCTGAAAAACCATAACTTAAAATCAAACTCAAAAATAATTTACTCAGCCGAACAAATTCAATTTATAGCGGATAACATTAAGGGCCGTACCTACAAGGAACTTACCGAATTGTTTAACGAACGGTTTGGGACAAAACTCAAGGCCTGTTCAATGCCTGCGCTGGCTTGTAGAAACGGTCTGCGTAACGAGCGAGATTGCCGGTTTAACAAAGGCCATAAGCCCACGCAATTTCCCAAAGGCCATATTCCTTGGAACAAAGGTATGAAGGGTGTAACCATCGGCGGCCAACAGACGCAATTCAAAAAGGGACAGATACCTAAAAAATATAGGCCTGTTGGCTCTGAACGGATCGATGTTGACGGATATACGTGGGTAAAAGTTGCGGACCCTAAGACATGGAAAATGAAACACGTCATTATCTGGGAAGCAGCTCACGGTCCGGTACCCAAAGGGCATGTGGTGATATTCGCGGATGGGAATAAGCAGAACATCACGCTTGAGAATTTACTGCTGATTTCCCGTCGCGAGCTGGCTGTTATGAATAAAAAAGGACTAATAGCTAATGACGCTGAGTTGACCAAGGCCGGCGTTGTTATTGCTGATATCCATCTTAAGATTGGAGAACGGAAGAAAAAATAGCGCGGAGATGGGGAGAAACCATCCTGCATCCGGGACAACAGGCAAAAGAAAACCGCCTGTGCGACGGTCTAATTAGCTGAAAGGTTATTGTCCTGGATGGGTAATTCTGGTTGAGATACTTTTGCAAGGTAGTATCTTAAAAACATGTAATAGATAATCAAAGAAAATATTCCAAAGATATTCAAAATTAACTCAATGTTATTTGCGTTACGGAAGATGATACCAATAGCTAAAATAAGTACAAAGAATGGAAGAATAAATCGGAGGCTCAATGGAACTCCTAAACAAATCATTCTGTCAATAAAATACCTATTATCTCCTTTAGAATTGACTTCATAACACAAATATGTTCCGATTATTAAAACTCCGATGTCCAATATTGTGAATAAGTCGATTGAATGGGGCAAAGCCACTCCCAGTATGCTTATAAACAAGTAATACTTTAGTTTTTCTTTTTCGGATACCTTATCTTCTCGTAAATCCTGCACCAACGCATTGATATTCCAAAGATACACAAAAAACACTCCTTTGTAGATAGAATGTGATTGTATAACATATTCGGGTATTTTTGGAAATTACCTGCATGGTTTAGGTAAAGCTGGATGGTGTGAAACCAAGATATTAACAAATAGTTACAGGGAGGAAGAAAATTGAAAGAATTAGATAATTTGCTGACACAATGGAACCAGGCGATGCAAAGAGAGTTTAAGTCCGATCCGGAAACAGTTATTCTGTTGGGTGATCAGATCCTTTTGGGCAACCGCATCATATCAGCGCTTCAAGCCCAGAATACCAATCTGAAAAATTTCATTAAGCATCTTCAAAGCGAAGACCGTGAGACATTAGAACCCTGGCTCGCCCAATATGACATCCCGTATGATTGCGCCTGGCGCGACGCGATCGACGAGCTGATTCATGGCACCGAGAGAGAGGACGACCTAGCCATCCAGTTTTTCAACGCTTTGAACGATGCGGGCGTCAAATATCGTATTTCTACTGATGGTAGCATGGATTACCCTAACGAAGAGGAGAAAGCCAAAGGTGAGGCTATTCTGGCCCGCATTGAGGAAGGCATACAGCGCTGCCGGGTCTGCGGCTGCACTGATGACCGCGCGTGCCCGGGCGGCTGCTACTGGGTGGAAACAGACCTCTGCAGCGCGTGTGTGGGGCTGGAGGGGGAAAAATAAAAGGCCGGCACCAGCCAGCCTTAAACACTATCGGTTTTTCATATCATCGTCGTTGTCTGGTGTGTGCTTCATAGCTGGTTGTGATACTAGCCGTTGATCACTAAATAAAAATTTGATACTCCAAAGACCAGCTAATCCAACTAGTGAATATACTGCCCGACTAAGCCATGACTGTTGACCACCAAAAATTGCGGCAACCAAGTCGAATTGGAATAAACCAACTAATAACCAATTGAGCGCACCGACAATAACTAATAATAATGCAATTTTATCCAAAGTTTCAACTCCTTTCTTGCATTAGTATGGAATTTACGAGTTACCTTTATGCAATTTAAGAATGATGACAAACTGGCAAACGCGCCGAAGGAGGCCGACCATGAGCGCTAAAGCATTAAAAGACGGAGAACCTTGTAATCATCCTGGTTGTTTCAATCATATAACACATCCTTGTGAAGGATGCGGCAGGATTGGTTATGGAGGAGTAGGGAAGGAGCGTGACTAATGGAATCACCTGAAACAGCCAAAATCCGAAAAACCATAGAAGACTTGGCCGCAATCGTCCGCACCTTGCCGGTGATAATCGAAACCCTAAACGACGAAATCACCCGCTGCGAGGCGGCGATCATGGATATCGACCACTGGCTAGAGCTCAATGACTTCCCGGCCCGGGTCGGCAGCCGGATGTCGAAGCGAATCAAGGAGCTGCGTTTAAAGCGTCGGGATATCAAAGACAACCTGATGATCCTGACGCCGATCCACGAGTTTTTGCTGGCGCATAGCGCGGCCTTTAAGCATATGGACAAAATGCGCGGCGAGGTCCGAAAAAAGGTTGCTTACGTGAATGGCGAGCGGAGTTACACGCCGCGGGTGCTGCATGAGTTGTTTGGAGTGGAGCCGCCGGCGAGCAGTATGTCGATGGCGATGAAGAGGGCGGAAGGGTGAAGAATTTACGCTTGAGATACTCGAACTCATTTACCCACATGAAGGCACATTTTATTTTGAAAGGCAGTGATGATAAGCATGTGGCCATTTAGTCAGCCAAAATGTCCGCATTGCAAGGGGAAGAACCTATACTTAAAAAGGACTTCTCCAGCAGAAGTATATGGCTGTCGCGATTGTGAGAAGAAAATCCGATATATGCGTGATTGTGGCATGACAAATGAGCAAATAAAAAAACTGTATAAATAAAGGGCGGTTCGCGCCGCCCCACCATCTTTTACATATCGGGAGGGTAGTGCATGAATAAAGAGCAAGTCATAGAAATTGCAGTAGCAGCTGCCCTGGAATGGCAAAAAAAGCAGCAACAGAAACAGAATAAATTTCGGCACGATAAACGACTTAGGAATACTCGCCTGCTTTTAAGACACTATCCGCTACTTAAGGAGCACTGTGAAAAGGCCGTTTACACTGAACTTGAGAATGCTAATGCCGTTGATATTCTTGATGACGTTGACGGTTATGATGGGAAAACGTATATTGAGGCAATTAAGCGTTCAATTACTAGAACCAGTATCATTATTCGGCACATTGATACCATGCTAGAGATTTACGAACTTTATTGCCAGAAATCACGGCATGAGGAGGATCGGCGACGTTTTCGGATTTTAAAGGCAAAGTATTTTGAGGGTATTGACATGTCAGTTATCCTTGAAAAAGAGGGTATAGAAGAACGGACTTATTACCGCGATATGCGCGATGGAGTCAGTAAACTAGGGAGTCTAATTTTCGGAATCGACAGCTTAATGGATGTTTCGTGACGTGTCAGAAAGATGGCAGTGACGTGAGAATTTATCCGTGCTATAATGATATTGTGAAATGAGTGTTTAATTTTGAAAGCCGCCTGGAGTAGGCGGCTTTCGTCATGTGCCAGACAAAATGGTCAGCAAAACAATTTAACAAACACTTAATCGTGTTTTAACAACAAGAGAATATCTTTAGGGTAAAATAAAATCAAAAATTGCTGCGCTGACTTGACTGAATCTTGCAGGTACGGCAAAGCAATTCATATATATTTATCAAGGTTGTAAAGCCTTATCATAACCGAGTGACCGAGTGTGTCACCGGTGCAAGCCGTTCCTGTACGCGGGGCGGCTTTTGTTATGCGTCTTAAAGAAGGAATTTGTTTCCTTTGACGGGAATGTTGTTACAAGCATATTTCGGTATAGGACGTGAATTGATGAATTCGTTAATAACTTCGCTGCCATGGTATTTTTGGTTCGTATGGGGGGTTCTTGGAATAGGAGTGTTTTTAAAATATGCCATTTGGCCCAGAAAGAATACACCTCCAGTTCCTTTTATGTGGAAAGTATCATGGGTAATCTGTATGCTTATGTCATTTCTTGTAATAGCAACTAGTTTTATTGATGGTACTGGCCTTTATAAAGAATATGACCATTTTATAGGACAGGTAACAGTGCCTTCAATATTGTTACTATTTTTAACATTATTTATTGGTGGCTATCAAATAAGTCAGCGACCAGGATTTGACCCTAGAAAAAGAAGAATATTGTATGTCCAGGCTATTGTATGTATTATATGTATACTCGTTTTAATGTGTTTAATGGGACCGTTCGTATGGGATCGGTACTACAAATAAACTAGGAAATATCTAAATGAGTCTCAGGAATCTGGCGAAAGACCAGGTAAATAATAGGCCACTAACGTACGCTGGCGGCAATTGCTTAAAGGAAATAGATTCCCTTTGTCGAAGAAGATAATAAGAAAATGGTGGAAGGCGGTTATTGTGATGAAAAGAAAATTTATTGGAGTTTTTACTCTATTAGTATTAGTCATGACTTCAATGTTTTCGATAGTTGGTGCTAACGAGCGTACAACTGCTACTTTCCGGCTGGGTTCGGTATCTCTTCCGACTGGGTTTGCTAAAGAGCATTCTGGTGAGATATTAATGGTAACTATAAAAATTAGCATAGCTCAGGAAGGCGTACTGAATGGTGTCGAGGTTGTTAAAAGTTCTGGAATTGAAATTCTAGATAATGCAGTAATTGACGCGGCAAGAAGAGGTCAATATAGTCCAATCTATGATAAAGATGGTAAGGCAATCGAACAGTCACTTATTCTTCCGTTAAAATTTGATTTTACACAAAAGGCTTCAGAGGCTAAAGAGACAAGATAATTTTTGAAAGTGAATGTAATAAAAAATTAGTCTTTATATCTAAATTTATCTAATGATTGCTAGTTATATAAACGAGAGCCGCAAGGCTCTTTTTCATGTCCCAAAATTACCTATCAGGGCCGCTGGCTGGTCCCTCCTTTCCGGTTGGCGGCCAAAATATATGGCAAAATGAACGGTGAGAGCCTATTGTGCACTGTCTCTGGGTTGGCGGTTCTCCAATTGTCCTGAAGGATATTATCGCCATTTAGCGAAATATAATATGATATACTAATATTATACAGGTGATAGTATGCTTAATTGGTTTTTAAATTTAAATTGGGAATTATTTGTTAAGTTTCTTGGGACTATTCTCTCTTGGCCAGTTATTGTTCTCATACTTGGGTTGAGTTTCTTGGTATACTATAAGCAAGCGCTTACAGAGCTTTTACAAAGACTGCAATGTGGTACGTTACCTGGAGGTGCAAGGATTGAACTAGCGCCATATCAAAATAATCAAGTGAACTCAGAAACGATTAAGAATGGACCGGTTTTTGTTGGAGAAGAAGCCCCAAAAACTAGGGAAGGATGGATAGCTTGGATTAAGAAAAATCCTGAACGCGCTTACGAAATGGGTACGAACCTTGAACTCATGATAGCGCATGAAAAGGTAATGAATATGATTTACGGAACCCAACTTAGATTACTGGATTGCTTAGCAGGAAACTCTAACGGAATAGATTATAATTTGACGCGAGGCTTTTATTTCCAGCATTTGCATGTTGCGCCCGGATCAAAATACCCGGAAAGTGATTATTACGGTTTTTTATTAAGAACTGAATTAATAGCAATGGACAATAACAAAGTTTTTATAACTCCCAGAGGTATTAGCTTTTTAGATTACATAAAGCCAATATACCCTAATTATTTATCTAAATCTTTTTAAAATATAGCGCCTTAACGGCGCTTTTCTTATGCCTAAATGCCAAGAAGGTGACCACCATGCTCCACTGCAACCAAACCGACCGACGGTCCAACGACGCTGCCCAGCTACTCTGCCAGACCGAAGCCTACCTGGTTGACAGGCGGTGCATCACTTTCAAGCGACGGCCGCGGGAACCGTCATATCGGGAGCTTATGCGAACGGAGCTGCCGGTGGCGCCCAGGGAGCGGCGATGCCAAAATAATAAAGTGACGAATTTAGCGAGGTGAAATGATGGTTATTGACGATGTAATTATCCAAGCCGATGAAGCTATATCAGAATCAGAAATCCGGCAAATTCTGGCCGAGGAGCGCATAGCGTGGTTGGCCAAGAGCAAGACATTAGGCCGGATGGAATTGACGTTGGACGGTGACGAAATCGTAATAAAAGCCTTCGAGCGATCACCGATCAAGCGTATCCGGCGTATTACCGGTTATCTTAGCACGGAGGACCGGTTTAACACGGCGAAGCAGGCGGAACTGGGCGACCGACGGGCGCAGGTGTAACGAATGGAGTATTTATCCTGGGGTATCGCAGCTGCCGCTTTACTCGGTACCTGGCTCAATATACAAAAAGACCGGCGCTGCTTCGCGATCTGGTGTTGTACAAACGGATTCTGGGCAATTTACGATGCCGGGCATGGACTTTATGCTCAGGCTTTTTTATTTGCCTTGTATTTTGGCATGGCTGTGTTTGGGCTGATACGCTGGAAAGACAGTTAAAAATAATTCAGTTTTTATTATCGTGTGGGGGTGGTGACAGGTGTAAATGTCGGAAAAACATGAATTAGCCAAGCAGGACTATCTTGCTGGTATGAAATACCAGGATATTGCAGACAAATACGGCGTGTCGCTGAATACCGTGAAGTCGTGGCAGAAGCGCTATGGCTGGAGTCGTAAGGCAAAGGGTGCACCCGAAACCGAAAAAGGGTGCACCCAAAATGAAAAAAGTGTGCACCCGAAAAAATGCGGCGCCCCCAAGGGAAACCAAAACGCCAAAGGACACGGCGCGCCCCGCGGTAATAAAAATGCAGTCGGCAATAAGGGCGGTCCGCCGCTCGGCAGCAAGAATGCCTTGAAGACCGGAGAGTTTGAAACCATTTGGTTCGACACGCTGACGGAAGAGGAGCAGGCGCTTTACGGCGCCATCAATACCGATACGCTGGCACAGGTTGAAGAGGATATTCGACTGATTACCCTTCGCGAACGTCGGATGATGGAGCGCATTAAAAAGCTGATGGACGGCCTGACGGAAAAAGAGCGTAAAGTGCTAACTGAATTACGGGAAGAAAAGCAGGTAGTTGAGCTATATGATGAAAAAACGGCTTCCAGTAAGAAGATTATAGTTCCCGTACCTAGGTTGGTTATTACCGAAATCACTGAAACAGAATGTCGGGCGATTGATGATATTCTGAGGATTGAAGAAGCATTAACCCGGGTGCAGCAGCAAAAGGCTAAGTTTATTGCCTTAAAGCAAGATATTGAAGCGGCAAGCAAGGCGAATGGCGGTTCAGGTAGCGGTACCACGGTTCAAATCATCGACGACATAAGCGGTGACGGACATGTTACAAGTTAAGCTTTCTGAGCGAATCGCCGCCAGTTTTCGCGAAATCCATAATGATATAAAACAATATCGTTTTACCCATTATTGGCTCAAAGGTGGGCGAGGCAGCACCAAGTCATCCTTTACCAGTATCGAAATCATTCTTGGAATGATGAAAGATCCACTAGCTAATGCCATGGTGGTACGCAAGGTTAAAGAAACGCTGAAAGATAGCGTGTTTGAACAGTTGGTCTGGGCAATTGAGGTTCTGGCCGTATCCGATTCATGGCATGTCAAGCATAGCCCAATGGAAATTACCTATTTGCCTACTGGTCAGAAAATCTTGTTTCGTGGTGCGGACAAGCCAAAGAAGATTAAGTCGGCGAAAGTATCCAAAGGATATTTTAAGTTTATTTGGTACGAGGAAGTCGATGAATTCAGCGGCATGGAAGAGATCCGCATGATTAACCAGTCTCTGATGCGTGGTGGTAAGCATTTCATTGTGTTCTATACCTATAACCCGCCCAAATCTGTTCGAAACTGGGTTAATCAAGAGGTTCGCATTCACCGATCAGATCGAAAAGTACATCATAGCAGTTATTTGTCTGTTCCCCGGGAGTGGCTTGGGGAACAATTTTTAATCGAAGCTGAACACTTAAAAAAGATAAACCCTACTGCTTATGAACATGAATATGGTGGCAAAGTAACCGGTACCGGCGGCGAGGTATTCAGCAATTTGAAGCTGCGACGAATCAGCGATGAAGAGATTGCAGGTTATTATAATATTCGGCGGGGCATTGACTTTGGTTATGCAATCCACCCTTTCCATTACGGTGTGATGCATTACGATAGAACACGGAACCGGTTGTATATTTTCTTTGAAATCCACAAGGTGCAGCTCAGCAATCGCAAAGCAGCTGTTCTTATACAAGAAGAAAATTTATTTAACAAGCAGGTTACTGCAGATAGTGCCGAGCCTAAATCTATTGCCGAGCTTAAGGGATATGGGTTAAGGATTAAGGCCGCCAAGAAAGGGCCGGACAGTGTAGAATACGGGATTAAATTTCTTCAGGATATGGAATTGATAGTTATTGACCCTGAGCGCTGCCCTAATACTGCCAGGGAATTCTCTAATTACGAGTTGGAAAAAGACGCGCATGGCAATTTTAAAGCCGAATTTCCGGATAAAGGCAACCATAGCATTGATATGACCCGTTATGCACTTGAAGATGAAATGTCTCGGAAAATTAAACTTAAATCCGGAAAGGTCGATTACTAAGGAGGTGAAACATATATATGAATGAGCTTGAAGATGATTTTTTATTACCTGAGGAAAATACACCTCAAAATGAAGAGGACAACATATTGCCTCCTAAACCGACAATGCCGCCAAAAGCAAGAGAAAAACCAATGGTTATCCCGTACGAATCCATCACGGACAACTATCAATTGCTGGAAGACGCGTATGCCGGCAAAGGCGGGTTCCTGACAGGAGAATACTTGGTACCACATGTGCGGGAAACACCGGATAAATATGGTCGCCGTAAAGCCCTCAGCTATTATCCCAACTATGTTAAAGCTGTCGTCAAATCGCTGGTTAACCCTATATTTCGCAAGGATGCTAAGCGGGATTGGGAGGGTAAAGATCTTGGCAGCCAGCTATTCTCCCGGTTCCAGGCGGACGTGGATAAAAAAGGAACGGCGATCAAGAAGTTTATGAAAAAAGCACTTAAAAAGGCAATGCTGCATGGCGTCTGTTTCATCGTAGTCGATAATGCCATTGACCAACCCATAAACTTAAAAGATGCGATGGACAAGCGCGCCTTTCCTTACGCTTATCTGGTTATGCCCAGGCAGGTTAAAAGTTATCAATGCAATGATGATGGTATATTGACGTCGATCACTTACGAAACCTATTCGCGCCAAATGAACGGTGGGGCGAAGTCCAATGAAACTACCCGCTGGACCTGGACAGAAACAGATTGGAAAAGAGAAAAAAACGGCAAAACCCTAGAACAGAGTCATGACCTCGGTGTTGTTCCTGTTATTCCACTTCTTGGGACAGATGCTGATGACGGTGATATGTTGCCTGTAGGGGATCTGTTAGCAATCGCTAGGATTAACCTGGCGATCTTTAATTTGTGCAGTGAACTGCGGGAGTTGCTGCGCAATCAAGCATTTTCTATTCTTTGCATGCCGGTTACAGAAGCAATTGATAGCGAAAGCCTGGGCGAACTAACCACTGGCACAGAGAACGCACTAAACTTCGACGGGAATGGCAGCGCACCGCTGTTTATCACGCCATCAGCTGAGCAGGCCGCGTTTATGCAGAGTGAAATCAGCCGCTTGGTTGATGAGATTTACCGGACTGCGACATTGAGCAGCGTTGTCGGCGTGCAGCAAAAAACGTCAGGGGTAGCCAAGCAGTGGGACTTCGAAAACACCAACCAGTCCTTGAGCGATATGGCCGATAATTGTCAAAATGCAGAGATGCGCATGGCATTCCTTTTCGAAAAATGGACAGGCAGCAACGTGGGATATGTTTGTGTCTATCCCGATGATTTCGGGATTGTGGATATTGCTGAGGCGCTTGACGAGGTTACCAAGGCCCTCGATCTGCAGATTGGTGGATTGTTTGAAAAAGAGGTCAAGAAAAAAGCAACTGCCGTTTATCTCAATGACCTGCCAGAAGACCGCTACGATGCTGTTATGGAGGATATCGACAGCCAGACTGAAGAAGCGCAGCGAGCAGCAGCATTTACTGAGGAAGTGTAAGGCATGGCAGCAGGAAAGAAAAACGATTACCTGGCCAATTTGCTATCTGTTTTGCACGACTATGGCGTTAATATGCACGGTGAAGGCGCACTGCTCGTCAAGGCGATCCGCGAATTGCTGGGAAAAGGATTATCCGTGTCATCTGCAGTTGATGCAGCGTTGAAACAGCGAAACTACAACGAGTTTGTGGCAAAAACCATTACCGACTCTGTCTATAAAATGGCTTTGGTTGGCTATGGCATACCGTTAACCATTCGCGTTGACGCAGGTGCGCAGAAAAACATTGCCAAGAAATTGACCAATACCCCGTGGTCCGGCGACGGCATGAAATTGTCTGCGCGTTTACACGGCAATAAGGAAACCATGCGTATGGCAATTATCAGCACCATTCAGACGTCTATCAATCGTCAGGACACGTTAAATAAACTGTCCATGGAACTTTATGACGGTTATAAATCTGGAAAGCGGGTAATTGAGCCTGCTGAATTGCCGAAGTACCTTAACCAACTGCACCAGGCAGCTAAGCGTGTCGCTGCTGGCAGGACGCCCATGAAGGAATTTGACAAGGCGCTGGCTATCGCCAGCGCCAACATGGATAAAATCATCAAGCGGAATAAGGCGGGAACGCCGAATACCAACATGATGATTACCTACAAAAACCTAGTAAAGGAAGCCGAAGCGATCGTTAAGGCAACGGGCAAACTGAATACGGAAGCGTTAGACCGGGCTGCATGGGCAGCGGTGCAGGAGAAATCACGTTATCACGCTGACCGGATAGCCCGGACGGAAGATGCCCGTGCTTGGTTTGATGGTTTCATTCTGGAAACCCAGGATGATGATCTGGTTTGGGGGTATCGCTGGGTGCTGTCGAACCGGCATAAATACGTACCGTTTGACCAGTGCGATGTCTGCGCCAACATGGATATCGGTTATGGCAAAGGGGTTTATCCAAAAGACAAGGTGCCGTCCATTCCCCGGCATCCGCATTGTATGTGCAGCTTGGAAATCGTTTATTTTGATGAAATTGATACTTCAGCGCGTTTTAATCCAGATGGGGCCAGAAAGTATATTGATAGTCTGACGGAGCATCAGCGGGAGGCGTTGTTCGGCATTGACGGAGCCAAAGCCTATAAGCAAGGTACTGACTGGCAGAAGTTGCTGCGCGGGTGGGGTGGTTTTGAGAATCCGGTATCACGACTAAGCCCTTCCGACATAGGGGTATTTAAGGAAAAAGAAATCGCTTCAGAAGTAAAATCGTGTTATAATAAAATTATAGAGAAAGAGCCTCCCATTACTAAGGATATTCAGCGCATTATTGAAGATTCTGGCGGCAAGATGGAAGGTTTGGATTTCCGGATTAAGACCCGTGAGTCCTTCCTGCGTAAGGTGGATGCCGATTCCCAGACTATAAAAGCTGCTGGCTCTGATATCACGCTGGCGCAAATTGCGGCTGCGATGAGTGATGTAATCAGATATACAGGAATTGCCGATGCTGATAACTTGTATGACTTTTATTCTAAGGCCATGGGACAGATTGAAAACACGGAGTACAAGATCATAAAAGTGAAGAATACCTGGGGGGATATTGCAAATCCTTACAGGGGTGTAAATACCGTTATCCAATCGCCTGACGGTCAAAACTTCGAGTTACAGTTCCATACGCCGGAAAGCTTTAAATTAAAACAGAATGAACTACACGAGTTATATGAGGAATACCGCCTTGTCACGACATCTGCCACCAGGAAACGCGAGTTGCTGAAAAAGATGTTCGCTTTATCGGCTGCGCTGATTGAGCCTAAAGATATTGATAAAATCAAGAACCGAGGTGAACGGTAATGATTCAATATTATGCGTTAACACAATACGGAACTACTAAGCAGAATCCTTTTGCCGTAGCTCGGCTTAATGATGGAATCTTTGAGCGGTATTTACAGGGCAAGTGGATTATAGATGATTCGCTGGCAGATATTTTTATTGGCGAGTTTATAGATTATGAGCAGCTGACCGAGGCCGAGGCGCTGAATATCATTGCAAAGAAGGTGCAGCGGCATGTTCAATAAAGCATTAGCTTTAGCGACAATTGCCCATTCCGGCCAAACTGATAAAGCCGGCAAGCCGTATATTATGCATCCTATTGCCGTAGCTAAAATGGTTGGGACAGCAGAAGAAAAAACAGTTGCCTTGCTGCATGATGTAGTTGAGGACACGCTGGTTACTCTGGAGGAATTGCGGGATTCCGGGTTCCCTGAGTCGGTGGTGGCGGCTGTTGATGCCCTGACCAAGCGCCCGGGCGCTGACTACGGGGATTACATCAAACGACTGCAGAAAAACCCGTTGGCGTTGACCGTCAAAATCGCGGACATGACGCATAACATGGACTTGACGCGAATTCCCAATCCCACGATAAAAGACCAGGCCAGGATTGAAAAATACAGTAAGGTTTTGCAAGAGCTCAAACAAAAACTGAATCTATAATACACTCTTTGCTAAAAGTGGAGAGTGTATTTTTATGCCAAAAGAAGGTGATGTAAGATGAATGCCTATTAAAACCAAGGTGGCGCCGTAAGGCGTCTATTTTTATATCTATTTATCAAGGAGGATGACTGAATTGACACTTGAAGAATTACTCGCCGCATTGGCCAAGCTCCCCGAAGGTTCCAAATTCGCGGAAGCTCTGAAAGCCATTATTGCCGCCAAAGACGGTGAAATCGCCCAGAAGGGTACGCAGTATAAAACCCTGACCAAAACACTCAAAGAAACTGAAGAAAAACTCAAAAAAGTTACCGAGCGCCTGGAGCAGTTCCACGACCATACCGGCGTTGCTGACGATGTTGAAGACCTGGAGGCGGCACTTGCCGAGTTGAAAACCCAGGCAGAGAAAAATGGCGGCCCAAATGCGCCGGAAATTGCTCAGCTTCAGAAGGACTTTGCCAAACTTCAGCGCGATTTTAAAAAGGCAACTGATGCTCAGGTAGCTGCTGAAAAGACTGCCGCCGAGGAGCGGACGAAACGGCAAGGCAGCGAGCGCAACCGCGCCTTGCTGGCTGCGCTAACTGAACACAAGGCGATCAAGCCGGATCAGCTTTTAAAGATTTTGGCCGACAAAGTCAAAGTCAATGACGATGACAGTCTGACTTTCCTCAAGGATGATGGAGAGGAAATCGAAGTCAATGCCGGCGTCAAGGGCTGGCTGGATGCCAATCCAGAATTCGTCATTAACACTCAAAATCCCGGTGGTGGTGGCGGCGGTGGAACCCATGGTAAAGCTGGGGAAGTCGGTGCGTTTGGCAAATCTCTTGCCCAGCAAGTGAGTGCCCAGCAAACTCCTGCTCTACAGAAAGGGCAAGAATTTTATTTTGGAAAAGGAGAGTAATGCACAATGAAATTTGTACAAACCGATTACTTGAGCACAAAGAATATCCTGCGGTTTCCGGATCATTATGTAACGATGCCAGTAATGGTGGATGATACCGGAGTAGTCGTGAATACCGACGGCAAGAAGCTGGTGCCGGCCGGAACCATTATTGGCGGCAACGGTGGCAAGGTTCTGGAAAATCCGGATGTGCTGGTAATCGTAAATAATGACGCCGATGCCGAAGGCGTGTTGTTTAATGATGTCGACGTCACCTATGGGCCGGCACCTGGCGCTATGTTGATTCACGGCTTTCCGGCACTGGACAAGCTACCGGTACCCCCTGAAGCCGCAGCCATTACGGCACTGTCTGGCCGCATTGTGTTCCTGAAGTAATTATAAAAGAGAGGATGAAGTTCATATGAATATTTTTGATTTAATTAACGCCCAGGAGATCGGATCGTATTACACTTCAACCGCATCCAACAAAATCCCTTATCTCGGAGCTGTTCTTTTTCCGCCCAAGAAAAAGTTGGGGTTAAATCTTGCTTGGATTAAAGGCAGTCAGGGGTTGCCGGTTGCGTTGGCGCCGGCAGCTTTTGATGCCAAGGCACCGGTAAGAGATCGTATCGGCGTATCCCGTATTGAAACAGAAATGCCGTTTTTCCGTGAATCTATGCGAATTGGTGAAAAAGACCGTCAGCAAATTCTGATGGCTATGGATGCAAGCAACAAGGATATCTTAAAGCCTATGATCCAGATGATTTTTGATGATGCCGGAAAGTTGATTGATGGCGTGGATGTAGATGCTGAGCGTATGCGGATGCAATTGCTTTCTACTGGTAAAATTCAAATCAAAGCGGACGGTGTGAATTACGACTACGACTATCGGATGAAATCATCGCAGAAAAAGTCGTTAACCGGTACAAATAAATGGTCGGATACAGTTAACTCCAATCCGGTAAAAGACATTATGTCTGCACAGAAAGAAGCCTCCGATGAAACCGGTAATAAGTTGACCCGGGCGATTTGTACCCAGACTACTTGGGGATATCTCATGGAGAATGAAAAAATCAAGAAAGATATTAACCCAATTGGCGGGCAAAACATCATCATGACGGACGCTGTTTTGGAGTCGTATTTCCTAAACAAACTGAAGCTCCGGGTAGTGGTTTATGACAAGAAATTCCTACTGACACTTGGTGGCGCCTCACAGCAATTTTTCCCGGATGACGTATTTACTCTGCTACCGGATGGCAACCTAGGCAACACCTATTTCGGTACCACACCGGAAGAAGCTGATTTACTGACCAATGCTTCCCAGGCTAAAGTGTCTATTGTTAACACCGGTACTGCGGTGACCACATACGCCGAGCCTCACCCGGTTAACGTCCAAACCATAGTCTCTGCAATCTGTCTGCCGAGCTTTGAGACGATCGATAGCATCCGGGTCTTGACTGTAAACTAATTATGGCAGATGAAATCTTATTGCTGTCCGACCGACGGTATGGTGCTACTGTAAGCTTTAACCTGGATTATAAAGCTTTATTGCTCATGGCAGAAAAGGCCCCGGAACTGTCAGAAAAGGTAATGAAGTCGGCCATGAGGAAGTCGTTGCGACTAATTGTCCAACTTGCTAAGGCAAAGCACAAATTTAGAACCATCACCGGCGAAACGGACAGAGCAATCCGCTATACCTTTGATAAAAAAACGGGTGATGGTATTGTGTATCTGGATGAAGCAAAAGCGCCCCACATCCGGTTTCTCCATGAAGGCTCCGGGCTATATGGTCCACATCATAAAGCATTCAATATTTTTCCTAAAAACAAAAAAATGCTGCGTTTTGCCACATCTCCAGGGACAGCCCCCTGGAGACCGGCGCCGTTTGGCCGCTTTCATGAAGGCGGCTTTACTTATGCCTTCGGTGTAACTAACCCAGGTATTAAAAAAGATCAGTTTCTCTATGCAGCTGCTGATGAGGCGCCTACACAAATCCAGGCTATTTTTGACAATGCGATGCGGGATTTGGCCGCTCAGCTTGAGCAGGTAGGAGGTGCCTAATGATTGCCTATTTTGATCCTTTTGAGGTACGCGACGAATTGCTGAAAGATATGATCAAACAGGAAGACATCGCCGACAGCACCGAGTATATCGATGACATTGCGCTTCGTCTTGGCGTGGATCCGGTCCGCATTCCCGTGCCGGCGCCGTATCAGGTGCGCACATTGGCGATGAGCTATTGTTTGATGACCATTGCGCTCAATGCATCGCTTAATAACGGCGCTGGCGGCGAAAGCGAGGCCGATGCCTACGAAATAAAGCGCCGGGTATATGCCAAGCGGGTAGCGGAGCTCGAAAACCAAATCACCGCCAAGACGCTTTTAGGGGGCGGCAGTTCAGGCAAAAAGTTTCCTATGTCCATCTCGCTGGGGAGGTGCTGACATGCTGTACTGGTGGCCAGTTGCAAAACATTTGAGTGTGTTCCTGGCGGCGCTACCGGCGTTTTCCCAATGGAACATTTATCCCGGGACCAATGGCAGCGCCAAAAAGAATTGGCCTTGCTGCGAAGTGCAATGGGATCAGGAGGCCGGCTTATCAATAAATAACCCGATGGAAGGCACTATTACCTTATGGGTGGATTTCTGGGTTAGATCCGATAATGTGGAACCTGATGATGTCTATCAACAGCAGCATGATGCGCAGATGGCTGTTTTATGCTGCTTGCGGGAGTGGTCAGATAAGTTGCTTAAAGATTTAAAAATTGCAGCCAAAATTGATTGTCCGGGAATTGCGTCTGCTGGCACAATTACCCGGCCGTCGTTTGGCTGTCGAATGATTATTACAATTGAATGGAGGAAAAGCCGTGAACGAATTCAAGTTTGACCTGCAACTATTTGCAACGAAGTCCGGCTCCAACGCAGAAGATCTGATGCTCGGAGCCGGAACCATATATTTTGAACGTTTTGACCGCCAAGGGCAGCCTACGGGCATCCTGCATCACTGCGGCAACGTGGATGCTTTCAACTTAACAACTGAGGTTACGACTGTTGCCAAAAACTCAAGCATGAACCGAGCCCGGGAGCTGATGGCGGAAGTTACAACACAAGTAGCTGCCCGGATTGCGATGACGTTTACCGAGTATGACCCGGTTAACCTGTCCTTGGGTCTGTACGGCGAAGCGGGAGTGGAGACTCAGGAAGAGAAAACTGTTGCCGGCGAGATCTATACGGTATCACCGGATTCCGTGCTGCGGCTGCCGTATTACAATGTCTCTGATGTTATTCTTGCACCGTTAAGCGCAACGCCGGCAGAGGTCGGTGCAGCTGTAATGCAAACTAGTCTTGGCACTGATGGCACGCTTACCACCGGAGGGACGTATACCGGAACCGAATCGACGGACTATTATATCCGGATTACGGCGGCCAACACGGCGCCAGGCACTATAGCCGGCTGCGAGTTCCAGTGGGCAAAGGGGTCTGTTGCCGGTACCTACAGCGCAGACATCGAAGCGGATGGCTCTGCGCAAGCCTTGGAGCACGGCATCACGGTTCAGTTCAATGTTGCCGCCGGGCAAAATTTTGTAGCAAATGAGATATATAAGTTTACGGTGACTGCGGCCAGTGGCGCGTATGTAAAAGGTCGCGATTACCATGTTTATGAAGTCGAGGCGCGCGCCGGTATCATCAATATTCCGCCAACATCCACTATTCCGGAAAACAGCAAGATTGTTGCCAGTTACCAGGTAGCCAAAGGCAAGTTCCCTAAGATCATGGGTGCTATTGCCGGCCGGATCGAAGGG